TTTACTCCATCTAGCCCTAATTTAGTGATTAGTTGTTTTGCTTTATCCGGGGTAATTGCTACCTCGAAATGCATTTCATCCTTACGGTTTGTGTAATCGCCGCCCCACTTGAGGCCGTATTTCTTAGCGAGCGCACGGATCATAGGTACCTTCTCCGGTGGAAAAGTACCGATTTTACCGAGAGGGTGTTTAATTGCGTTAATGTCTATAGCTGTACCGGATGAGTGGCAACTAAGTTTGTCCTCGCTACCGCGTACCATCCGATAGGCGTAACTCCAGTCGTCAAAGGTACCGCCCTCGACCGGCTCGATAAGAGTATTAAACTCAGCTGTAAAAGCTGCAAGTAATGGGCCGCAGCCCTCAGCGCATCGCAGCTTTAGGTTTGTGCCCTCTACCTTATAGCTAGTTATGCGGATCTTGTCCGGGTCCTTTGAGGCAGGCCAGCCGTTATAGCTAGTTTGCATTAACTGAGAAGTGTCGCTAGCTCTGACGGTGTAAGGCCTAAACGATCAGCGATAGCAGCTTTAGCATCTGCCTTAGCTTGTGCCTCCGCATCCTCCGCCGCCTTTTGTGCAGCGTAAGCGGCTGCATCTGCCTCGCGCTGTGCTACCTCTTGCGCTGTAAGTTCAAGCTCCTGTACCTCGCCTGTTTCGCAGTTCACGATGATCTTTGTATCTGCCATTTTATTCTCCTTATGTCTTTGAGATGCCGTAAAGGGTTGCCGTTGAGTATTGGACAAAGTTACCAGCATTTGTAACTAGTTTGATATTTGAGATAGCAGTTGTGTCTGACCATAAACCAGCATTTAACACATTGCGATTTTCGGTCGCATTGTCCTCTATTACTCCGTCAATGCTGACTGGTTTGAAAGTACTTCCAGCATAATTTGGAATATAAGCAAAACAATTAGAAAAACTGTTGGCAGTATAAGTCGAGCGGTTGATATACATTAGTAAATTGGTGTCAGATGCAGAAGTGGCAGCACTACCATTACCCTGTAATCTTTTTTGAGTATAATTACTTGTCGAACTATTAAATCTTAAGTAAGTATTAAAATCGTCTGCGCTGCATCTGCCTGATAAATAAACAACCAAGTCCGTATAAGTGCTGGGTATCGTGGCAAACTCAATGGTGTTAGTCGCAGTACCAACAGTTACAGTAGCGATTTTAACAAATGTATCAGCCATTATGCCGCCTTTATTCCGTAGAGGGTGAAGGTTGAGCCAGCAATAAAAGTATCTGATACATCTAGTCCGATAAGAATAGAAGTAATAGCAGAAGTAGACCGCCATAAACCAACATTGGCTCTAACATATTGGGATGCAATATTAGTCCTACACAGCGTGCTTTTATATGTGGTTGTGTTTGAATAATTTTGTATGTTAATTATAGTGTTTCCTCTACCAGTGCTACCTAAACCTACAACAACGGATGCAGAACTAGTAACCCTAGTAGATGATGCAGTAGTGCCATTTCCATTTAAGTTTGTATTACTATAATTAGTAGCAGTATCAGAATTGAAAACAGCAGTTATACCTAAAAGTGAACTGCTTGTAACCGCTCCATCTATAATGATTACCAAATCTGTGTACGCGCCTGAAATGCTAGAGAAAGTAACGCTTGCGGCGGCACTTCCCAAAGTTTGAGTAGCAATAGGTGTATATGTAGTAGCCATTATTTTATCCCATACAGAGCGAAGGATGAGTATTGAGCAAAGTCACCGCTTGCTGAAGTAAAAGTTATATTTGATATTGCAGCAGTGTTCATCCAAGCAAAAGACCTAAATGTAACAATTCCATTAGTGTCGTTTCCATCGTAGCCACCTAATCCACGAACAGTTTTGTATTTATTAGTATTTGCATAGTCAAGAATATCTGCAACAACTACACCAAAAGCATTTGCAGTTGCTGACGATTGAGGAAAATTTACTACTGAACCCAAATCCATAGATGTTCCACTTGAGGCTGAAAGAGCAGAAGAGCCAGTTCCATACAAAACGTGATTTGCTGTATAATTGGTTCCAGTATCTGAATTAAAATTTAACTGTAAACCAACAGTTGCAGAGCCACCACCTGTGCTTAATCTTGATATTCCTCTAATTTGCAAATGCGTATAAGTGCTAGGAATAGATGAAAAAGTTATGCTTGACTGAGCAGAACCTAAAGTAACAGTGGAAATAGACTCATAATCGGTGGCTGCAACCCCACCCGATAACAACCCTGAAATAGTGTTTAGCATTATGCAACAGCACCTACGACATACCAAGTATCTGTGCCAGTTTTAATACAGGCTGCTGATTTGTATTGCGCAAGGGTTGGAGATGCGGCTACTGCGCCAGCACTTAGGACTGTTGTTGTGCCTGATGTAACTGCTGAGATTGTGCAGACACCTGCGCCAATGTTAAGGACTGTAATAACAGTACCGATAGGAAATGCAACAGAGGCATTAGTAGGTATTCTAAAGGCGATAGCGGTTGCCTTGTTCATAATCTCTAGGACTTGGTACTGATCTGCTAGAACTGCTGTGTAGTCGCTTGTGTTAGCTGTGCCGATAGTAAAGGCGGTTAGGCCGTTCATACCCGCACTTGTTAGTACGTCGCCGGTAGCCCACGGAAAACCTGTAGCCATTTGTATATCTCCTTAGTAACTTAACACGTTCGTATCGAGTACGCCCGAGGTGGTAGATCCAATAATAAACCCATCTATAATAGGCTCAAGAGTTGTAAACACCACTTTCCAATTATTAGGGGTAATTGCGTGTTTTACCCCAAAAACCTGTAGTGTCTTAGTAAGTAATGAGCTACCCGGTTGGTTTGTTGTAATTGTTACCGGGTCAAAATAGTCAAGGTCTAAAGCTGCAACGGTGCCAGCTGCGTAATTGTCTGTGTAAAGGTCAAGCTCTATTGCATCGCATCTAATACTAGTTTGAGCTCTCGAGGCGATATAGGCCCTTGCGTAATTAAGGGCATCCTCGTCTGTCTGCATTAGCAGGTTTTGTTGATTGTACGAGTGGATAAAATACTTTTCTATACTTGCAGCGTTTGTAGCCACCTGAGTAGTACCGCCTGTACGTGTAATGCTAGCCGAGTTATAGACCAGCGTATCGTCTAGCCTCCATACGGCATTAGCGTAGCCAATATTGGAGCCATTATCGTTAAACACTACAGGCGTACCGTTGATACTAGAGACTGTGACCGTGCGATCCTGAAAAACAAAAGAGCCTGAGGCATCTACGTAAAAGGCCCCGTATTCTGAAATCTCGACGGTTTGCATAGCAGCTAGCGAGGTGCGAGGTGTACCCGGGTCTGCCTGCAAGGTAGTGAGTCCGGCATCTATATCACGCATAGACTCAGGCCAGTCAATAGCATCTAATATTTGATTTATGCGCGTACCGGACAGGTCCCCAGCTGTAGCCCCTGCTACCGTGGCTATCTGAGCATTTTGAGCTAATCTAAAAGCATCTACGGCCTGAATTGTCGTATAGGTTACCTCGTCTGCGTTAAGCGGTGTAGTGGTCGTGTAGCTCGTAATAAAGCCGGCAAACAGGGGATAGGTCACTCCTGAGTAGGTAGCTGTTATTTGCACTTTACGCATAGGGTCGAGTAGCTCGTAATAAGGACTAGCAGGGTTTTGAGGGTTAAAGTCTCCGTTTTGATCCACGATACGCAGGGTTAGGCTACCTGTTTGGAATTGGTCTGCCTGAGCGTTACGCCCTCGATCTATATCTATTTTATTAACTTGGTTACTCACGTCCACAATAACGGCTGAGGCATCTGCTAAAACGTTAGTGCCTAAAATACCTTCGTCAATAATCATAGCTTGAGCAAAAGCCGGACCAGTAGAAAAGTTAATAACCGCGTTTACTGTTGGTACGGTCATTAGATGGCACCGGCGTAAGTAGTCGAGTTGCCATAACGGTTAAGCTCCTGAATAGCATTTTGGACTACTGAGGCTATTGCTTGGTCGCCAATACCTGAGGCGTTAATTACAAAAGTAGGAGCACCGCCAGTAGATGAGTATTGTGCGTTGTTTCTTTGCAGTGCCGATAAGTCAGGCATTACTAAATCAAGTTGATTACGGATAATGCTGCGTTGTTGTTCGATAGGAGTATTAGTCCCGGTCTGAGTTAGTTTACTTAGCTGTGAAAGTTCGGCTGCTATCCTGTCCAGCATCGCTCTAATAGATGCTCTAATAACTTCAATAAGTCCCTTAAAAGCGTCCTCGGCCTCATTAGCCTTTTTAATCATCCCTGCCATAGCTGCGTTTTGGTCATAAATAGCAATTTTGGAAAGAATACGCATATCTATCTCTTTAGAGGTTGAGTTTTCTAAAGCGGCATAAAGGCCGATACGCTCTACGTCAAACTTTTTTTCTAACTCTTGTAGTGCTAACTGATCACCGGTCAAGGCTAGTTTTCTAACGGTATTGTTATTATCTATTACCTTTAATGCGTTTTGTTGCTTTTGGATTTTAAGGGCATCGGCGTTAGCTTTATCTATTGCCTTACGTTGCCCGGGAGACTGAGCAGGTGTACCTGCCGAGCGTGCTTTAGCAGCTGCGCCAAAGGTGCTTAGGTTTGGTAATTTGCCTAATAATCCGAAGAAATCGCCAATAAAAGTATCTTGATAAACACCCTTGAGCCGGTTAATGAGTGAGGCAATACCGTAAACGGCGTTACCAATACTTGTGGCCATATTCTCGATAGCGCTTGTAGTCTTACCAATACCATTAGCGCCGGAGACTAGGTTAATTGAGTCGAGTAAATCCTTACCAATAATCTCAGCTGAGTTAGCGAGCGCGACGTTAAGTAACTGTATCTGCCCTGAATAACCCTGCACTGCCGCAGTGGCTTGACCTGAAAACTTGGCATTAAGTTCAGCCATAATTGCATCCATATCACCGGATGCGAGAGTCGCCTTAGATAAGCCTGCGCCTAGCCTGCTAAGAGCTGTGGTCTGCCCTGTAAACCCCTTAGCTAATGCGGATGAGACTGAGCCTAAATCTTTACCTGTAGCTGCGCTTATATCTAATGCAAGGGTTAAAGCCTTTTGAGACTTAGTGACGTCTGCGGTCGCGGTCAATAGTGTCTGAAAGGCCGGCCTTAAATTATCATCGAGCACGCCCGTAGTACGTTGTAAATCACCTATAAACTTTTCTACGCCGATAGAGGCAAAAGCATTACCTGTATTAGCTAGTGCAAGTGCGAGAGATCGTGCGGCCTTTTCGTCATCTGCAAAAGCCTTTATAGCTCTTTTGCTATACGTAACTAGAGCTGTCGCACCGAAAGCAATACCAAAAGTTTTAGCTAAGTTTTTAACACTACTGTTTAACTTAGTTACTGCGCTTTCAGCTTGCTTAAAACCTTTAGCATCAAACTTTGAGCCTAAAAGGATTTCA